AAGTCGAGGTATAACTTGAGGTTGTCCTTGACATAGGTTAAGAGGGATGCACCACCCCTAATTAGCGATGAGCCTAATCCTAAAGCCATGTTAACCTAGGTAAGCTACTACTTTACCGCTTGATAACTGAAACCCAGACCAACGACCAAATACAGTAATTCCTTGAGGAAATGTAACAGTAGCTACACTATCACCACCATTATTAGTACTTCCTATGTATTGATTAGTTCCTGATTCTGGGGTAAGAGATGTAAATACGGTATCTTCTAAAAATTGTATAGCAAGTATTTTTTTACCTGTTACAATATCACTACTTGTTTCTAACAAAGAGCCTACTTGACCCAATGATACATTACCGCTTTCTACTACATTATATTTATTTATTGCCATCTTGTTAACTCCTGTTCTATGCCTTACCGAGCTTGACAATTCTCATGGGCATATCTTGGTTTAATTTACTAAAATTATATTAAAAGTCAATACTATTTATAGACCTAAATGTGCCTAATCTGCCACGATAAGCATGTTTTCTTCCATTTTTTACATCATCTTCAAACTTACCATTAAAGTATTGAGCAAGTTGTAAAGTCTCTATGTTTCTTTCATAACCCAAAGCAATGGCTTTATTTACTAAAGCATCTTGATATTGTTGAGGTATATCCGACTCCTGCTTGTCCCAATTTCTATCCATAGAAGGTATATTAAAATGCCTTGCTTTTTTATTGTAAAATAATGTTAAATTTTGCCCCGCTATTGAAGAATCAGGTGAAGATATTTTTTCTTTATCTACCTTTGATTCATCATAATAGCCTAATAAAATATTATTATCCTCAACCCACCATACCCATTGTTTTATCATAGTACTCATTAAGTCATATCCCTTTTTACAGCTCTACCTGTAAACCTACTTATAGTTTCTCCATTTAAATCAACATCTTTAATTTCCATTATTTCATCTTTGTCACCATCTACACTTAAAGAATATCTTCTTTGGTCTGCAACTACAGTTATTTCTTTTGACGATTCTAGTATTCTTGTTCTAGTAGTATATTCATCTTGAGCCCTATTAATCATTTTTATAATTTCTTGAGCATTCATTTGGGGATGATGTTGCTGTACTAACTCAACCATTTCTTTTAATATCATTACTTAGCTCCTATTCTAGATATATTTTTATCAGTATTAGGGTTAAATATACTAGCCCAACCTTCATCTACTAATTGCTTTATAATAGCTAATTGATTTTGCATCATTTGCAAATCAGAACTAAACTTATTTGCTACAGCAGAAGCTCTTTGTATTTCTTGTCCAGCTGTATTAAGAGTCCCACTAAGCATTTCAGGGTCTTCTTCTCCTAACCAATATTCAGCATCTTTAGCACTACCAGTAAGTGTAGCATCGTTATCTATTAAATCTTTTGCTTTATTTATAGCATCATTGTATTCACTAACCATTGTAGTTTTTAAATCACCAATCTTTTTTAATAAAACATAATAAGATGCAATTTTTATTATTTGAGTGTGAAATAATCTTGGCATATTAGCTATAGTTTCATTAGAATCGTCAATCGTACCCGGAACAACTTTAGTTATATAAGCTAATTCTGTAGCACTTGGTTTAGGATAAATCTGGACTTTCCCATTTTCAATAGAATATACCGGTGATTTAGAATCTGCGTAGTAAACACTATTTAAATCTTGAACTTGAGTTATAAATTTTTTATCTACTAAAGAAGCGTCAAACTTATTACTCTCAACAGTAGTATTTGTTAAGGTAAGGTCACCTTGATTACCTTTTAAATCAGCTAATGTATTTTTTGTAAAATCATAATAAAGAACTAAATTACTAGAAGAAGTGTAGTCTTTGTAATTATTAAGTAAATCTATATAATTAGCATTGTTATATATTGCGTAAATATTAGAATCGTCTAATAAGGTGTTGTAAATACCAAAGTTTTTTAAATTAAAATTACCTGCGTATTCAGTTGGAGAACCAGCTCCACTAATTAAATCTATATGATATCCGATATGAGCCCTAGAATTTGAATCGTAATAGTAAAAAGTTGAAAGAGGAAAAGAACCTGTTGTTATTAAATTTGTTTTTACCCCATTAATAAATATATCCGTAGTGCTTGCATTTGATTTTACAATAATGTTATACCAAACATTTGGTTCTATTGTATAATCAGAGATTATCCTTTTATAAGTGCTTTCATGATGACTATATGAAAACCCACCTCCCACTTTTCCATATTCAAAATAAATATTATTCTTTGCATTTCTTCTAATTCTATAACCATTAGTACCAGCCCCGCCAGCAGTTAAGTTATTAGATGTAAATATTGGACAATCAGTATCTCTATCTAAGAATTTTATTATCATAGATACTGTAACTGATTGAGCGTTATACGCATCACTACTTGAAGAATTTGCATCTACTAAAGCGACAGCTCCTGTTTTACTTACTAAATATCCTGTTGTACTATCTACTCTAGTTACATTTAATACTATATTATTTACTAAGTTATTATCATTGTCTGTATTAGAGTTACTCTCAACCTCAGAAGACATTAAATGAAGCATCTCAGGCTGTATTTGGGATACTTTTTGTATAGTATCTATTTGAGCATTCTCTAATGCTTGTGCTATAGTAGTAGCATCATTAGTACTAGCATCGCCTGTTAATTGTCCTATTTGTTCAGTAAAGCCCATTTAACCTTGAACACCATACGATGATACCCTAGAAGATGGAGCTGTAAAAACAGAATCATTACTCTGATACTCGTCTAAAAGACCTCTATCTTTCATTAAATTATTAAAAGCATTTGATGTTTTTGGGCCTAATATTGAATCTACTTCACCTTCATAATAACCTTCGTCTTTCATAAGTTGTTGTAAAGAGCCTAAATTTTCTTGAGACACATCTTGTATATTCATACCTTTTTTTAACATACTCATTGCTTCTTGAGGATTGTAAGTATTATTACTTTCCTCTGTAGGCATTTCAGTATTATAAGTACCACCACCTGCTTCTGTAAAAGCGTCAGGGTCTTGCTTTCCACCAAACATACTTCTTAACCTACTCCCTAATCCACCTATAAAATCTTTAGTAGATTGGTCAACTCCCCGTTCTTTTCCAAATCTTATTTTACCAAGTGCTTGCATAGTTGATGGGTCGATGCCTTTTTGTTCTCCTAAATAAGGTTTGTCTATTCCTGCTTTTTCTCCCATAATAAAAGCTCCGGGGCCTTCAGGATTGGCTTTTATTAAACCTTTATCATCGTAAAGTCTTTCTTTTATACCTTTGCCAATAGCTGTTGCTCCTCTTCCTAGCATACCACCTAAGGCTTCACCAAGAGTACTATCTACCAATGGTTCCCCATAAGCATTCATTCTATTTCCACCACCAAATATTGCCATTATTTCTTTCCTTTTTTAGTTTTAGGTTTTATAGGTTTTCTTCTAGAATTATTATTAACCCTTTCTGAACCTGATTTAAATTTACCACCTATGCTATTAGAAGTTATCATTACTTACCTCTTTGAGTATAAACGCCTCTAGTTACGACTGGTTTTTCAACTTTAGGAACTTCTTTAATTTCAACTACTTTTTTTACTTTTTTCTTTATTTCTTTTTTAGCCATTTTAAATCCTTAGTTATCCAAGGCCCCTGTTAAGGGGCCCTGAATTGGTTATTATTATTAAGAGAACTTAAGAATAGTATGTGTCTCAGGCAAAGAGATTTCTAGACCAGCTTCGGTCATAACGATATCTTTTCTTCCGTCTACATTATTATTCTGTACATTCGTAATAATATGAGTATCACGATTAACACCATTACCTGCTAATGGGCGATAAGCCACATTTGCAAGGTCAATCATAATAGCATAATCTTTGTGCATTCCTCTAAGTAGAGGCTCTGCAACTAAGTTTAAGTTACCATAGATTGTATTAACCACAGATACATTGTGCCCAAAGGCACCTTTTATATTCTGTACATCCAGACCATAGCCATTAGAACCACCAGAAGTAGATGCTGTATGACCAAGAGCTACTGTGTTACCCAAGAATGAATCACCGCCTAGTTTATTAAACCAAGAGATTACTTTCCTAGAAGCAAGTACAAGCTTATTTCCGCTATTTCCTGTTTCAGGAGCAAAAATATCTTCCATTGAAGTTAGAAAGTCATCATAACTTGAACTAGCATATGTAAAGGATTCGACCCTTCCATATCTTTCAGTGTAAGGTAGAATACCCCAAGTGCGTCTTACAGGGCCACTAACTGTTGAATCATCAGAACCAACACCAAAAAGCATTGCATGCTCGATGTCCATTTTGTGTTCCATTAACTTAGATTGCCATACTCTCTTGTATTCATCTGCCTTACCTCTGTAACGAGTAGCCATTGCTGTACCAGAGAACATAGGAATTGCAGTTTTAAAAATCTGCGCATACCCTTCTCTGTCGTACATTTCGTCTTTCCAACCCTCTGGGTCAGTTCCACCTTCTGCAAAGGCACTACCAACTACCTGAGCCTGAGCTCCCGCCTCCATCTTTATCTTACTATTAGACTCTGGAGTTTGTGCTCCAGTTCCGGGTAAAGATAAATCAATGAAAGTAAGCGCTAATTGTGCTTTAGAAGCACTAACTACAGGCGCTCCTGCAATTTTAAAAGTAGCATGATATTTATCAGCCGCATAAGTTGAACCATCAGATGCGTACTTTACTTCTACTTTTATTAACTGGTCTTGTAATAAGAAGTTTGGTGCAACTCCTGTTGACACCTCACGCCCATACTTATCATATAGACACTCAACTTCTAGTACCTCACTACCTCCAGCCGCTAAATCCCAATCTGCGTTAGAACTATATGCTGTTGGAGATTCTTCTTCCGTCTTTACTTGAAAGTTCCTGCGTTGCCACTGATGACGCTGTTCTAAGAATTTGAACACTGGGTCATCGGTAGGCTTCTTTGCAACTTTCGAGAGGTATGTAAAGAATGGACTTTGCTCTGGAGCGAGTTCTGCAACTCTTTCTCCAAAGTTAAACATCCGTCTGCTATCATTAATAGTAGACGACTGCATACTGCCACCAGTAGATATACTGTATTTGTCAGCCATTTTTAACTCCGTTTTATGTTATATCCTATTTCCAAGGATTTTTTGATTCATAATCACTAATCAGGTCATCCATAATTAAATCGCTGGCACTCTTTCCAGTTTGTTGCATATTAGCGCTACTCTGGACTCCCATAGGTGCCGGAACTGATTGTGCTCTCTGAACTTGGTTGAACTGGGGAGAAGGCTGTGCAACGGGTTGCTCAGGTACTTTACCTTTGTCCATTTGGTATAAACGCCATAGGTTTTCAATATTTAATGATTCAGGGTCGCTCATCTTTTTTATAAAGTCATTGACCTCTTCATCATTAGCATTGTATTGACTCTTTATCTGTTGTGAAATAGTATTCACTTGTTCTTGATTACGCCTTTCAGCATCAAAAGCTTCTGTTTGCCTTTTTTGTTCTTCGGCTAACGCATCTCTTTCTATCTGTAATAAATTAGCCTCATAATCTAATTTATCAGCGTTATAAGAATCCATCTCATCCCTGTAGTTGTCCATAGTATCTAAATACTGCGCACTAGCACTATTAGGGTCATCAATAGCTTCTGCTCTATTAAAGCCTGCTGGTTTTACTGGTTTCTGTGGTGCATCACGAAACGGTTCAATTTCAGGTTCTGAAGATACTTCTTCAGGCTGATTAGTCGTAGGATTTTGAATAGTCTGCTGTAGAATTTCTACAGTTTTCTTTAACTGTTCATTCTCATTCTTGGCTTTATCTGCTTCAGACTGCCAATACTGATATCGAACTTCTCCGTTATCTGATGTAGTTTCATAACCTACTTCTGGAGTTTGTTCAGAACTAGTTTCTACAGATTGCTCAACTGGAGCTACTGTTTCTTCTGGTTCACTTCCAAAACCCGGAGTAAATACACTATCTACACTATTTTCTATGCCAACAACAGAATCCACCAAATTCTCTTCTGTTACTTGACCTTGTTGATTTTCTTGAGCCATGTCACTTTCCTCAATTAAGAGCCCTAACTAGGAATAGGGGTATCTTGGTTTTTGCCAACTTCTTTTTTAGTCCTCCTGACTTCAGAAGCCATTTCACTAGTAGCGTCATCAAGGCGTTTCTCATACAAAGTACCTGCGGACTGAGCCCGGTTAGATATCTTATCAAGACCTGCCTTAAATTTTTCAACTTCAACTCTTTGTTTTAGATTAACATTTTCTCTATCTCTACTCTGCATATCTCCGGATAGACCTTTAATCTGTTCTTGAGCTTGTTGTAATTGTCTCGTGAGTTGTTCGATTGTATCTGTTCTTTCTAGAACTCCTTCGACATCAAATATTTCTGTTTTCTTTAATACTTCTTCTTTATCTATTAATCCATTACGATACGCATCCATATATAATTCTAGTTGAGCATATCTATTTGTTGGAAGCGTTGTTCCTGTAACTACTACAACATCATAGTTACCAATTCCTATGTCATTGTATTTTTGTATTGTTTGTGTAAAATCATCATAGAATCTTTTATTAATCAAATATTCGCTGGTCATATTGTTAGGTTGCACCAGACGGATAACTTTTTCTTCTTGGTACAGTTGTTGCATAAGTGGGATTGCAACTTGACATACCCTACTCAGACCAGCTTCTATGTCCATTAACTTTGATTTTATCTTTCTTTGACCGAAGTCATCAATAGATACAGTGGCTTTATAAGTATGAGGAGCGGCTTGAGAATTACCCATCATTAACTCATAAAGACCAAGTTGATGGTCAATATCTGATTTAGCAGTTTGTTCGTTTTGATATAATTCGTTTGGTAATGGAAGTGGTTGCACTGGTTGAGGTGCTCCTTGGTCGAAGTCTACTTCTATAGCAACACCGGGTTGTGACCACTTTTGTTCAAACTCTCTCATATCAACAGAGCCTGCTGGGACTAAAATTTTTACATTTGTGCTAGTAGTAGCATGAGCTATAATAAGTGACCTAGTTTTATTAATATATTCTTGCATATCCTTACACATTCTAACATCAGAAAGAGGATAAGGTGTTCTTGTGTGTATATTCATAAAAGGAACTATCGGGTACTTATCAGTCGGTAGTACTCTTTTGTAAAGAAGCTGGTCACCTATTACAACAATTTGACAAACTCTACATGCTTGAATCTCTACTACCTTTATTAAACCTTCGTCAATAAACTGAGCCATTGTTGTTATTTCTAATGAAGGTGGCTCTGGCAGTTGATTTGGGTCTAACCCTTGTTGTTCAGCTTGCTCAACCATCATTTGATAAGATTGTTGAAGTCTTTCCATTGTCATTCTAGCAACATCTTCTCTTACAATAGGTCTACCTTCTATAATATAAGCTTGTTTATTTTGATATTCTTTATATTCTTCATCGTCAAAAACATGTTCAACCCCAGTAAATGTTTCATGTACACGAAATCTACTAACCATTTCTTTGTAGTATCTTTCATATCCCCTTACATATTCATCTGACTCTCCTAATGCAGAATCAGTAAGAGTTTCTACATCCTCTGGGAATATAGCTTTACCATCATGTTCTCTACCAGTTTCAGGCCTATCTGAAAGCCTATCTGAATTAGCGTTTTTAATTTTTGTTTCATACTGAGGATACATTTTTTTAGCTTGGTCTCGAGTAAACATTCTAGACACAATCATGTTTTCTGCATCATCTCCGAATCTATCTCTTGAATTAGGGTCTATGTATAAATCTAATGGGTCTATATCTTTAATGACTACATCGCCCTTTGCATTATCACGCATTGGGTCTTGATATACCATCATTACTCCCATTCCGCAAGTATAGTAATCATCTACGACATTACGGAGTACGCTAATCCCATCTGATATATCCCACATATAAGCTATTAAAGCATTAAATAATTGAGCTATTTTATTATCACTGTCTTCTCGTGGTGACACTCTGAATTGAGGTCTGTTAGCAGTTAATAAAGCTTTTGCCATTTCTACTGCGGGATGTATTCTATTTACAACAATAGGAGCTTGTCCACGCTCTCTAAGTACTCGAGCCTGTTCTTTAGTCCATTGTTGTCCTAAACGAAACTCTCTGTCTTCTTGAGCTTGAATAGCCCACTTTTCTCTATTGTTAGAATAGTCGGTAAAAAGTTTTTGGGTAGCGTCAACAACGCTATCTTTCTTATTATAGTTCTCAGCCATAAGTTATCCTATATAAAATATACTAGTTAGAGAGTTAGCCAGTCAAGTACTTTTTTTCCTAACCTATCAGAAGTGTCAACCTCTTGGTATTCTTTTCTTTTACTAGCTCTTGAGCCATCTAATGCTGTCCACACAGCATCCATAACATCATCATGCTTACCACGGGGGTAAGATAAAAATTCTGCTTGTGCTTCTATATCTTGAGGTCTAAAAAATAATTGACCCTTTGCAAGTATCGGGACTAGTGAAAGTAATCGCTCTGATTTTCTATTTCTGGGTTTAACGCCTTTCTCTAGTCCCGGTATATATAAATTTTGTTCTTGCATTTGTTTCCTTACTGCAGACCTTAAAGCCTCTTGATAAGCAACTGTTTCTATTTTCATCCTTTTAGGTCTATATTTTTTATATTGCTTAATAATAGCATCAGGCTGTTCTGCTGGGTCTAATTTAGTCCGTACTATGTTTATTATATAAATATTATTTTCATGGTCTATACCAAGCGTTACTATAACAAAAAAATCAGCTTTAGCTGACAATGAAGATGCTGGGTCTACCCCTGAATATACAGCCACTGGTATTATTTCTTCTTTATCATCAGGTAGTTTCTTAACAAGTATGTTTTGTCCATCTCGTATCTCATAATCATAATGATGAATTTTAATATAATCTGGTTTAAAAGGAGCATCATCAGGTGATTGAGCTATATTCATATACTCCTGATAGAATCCATTAAGATTACCTACGCTAGCAAATTCATCTTTTATTTGTAGGATACGAGTTTTAGGAAATCTTTCTGGCCATATACTCACCTCGTCATCATTCCATATACTATACCAAAGAACATCCCAGCTAGGAGACTCTTTAGCCCAACATAAGAAACAATCTTCAGAGATAACTGTTCCAATCATCGCTATTCTACCATCATCAGATAATGATGGTATAACAGCTTCTGTTATCCACTTTCTATTTTTAGCTCTAGCTTCTGGGGTATAGGCATTTAGTTCTGACTCAAAGTCGTCAATAATAATGAGGTTAGGTCTAGTATCACCCTCGATAAACCCCCTAACCCTTTGCCCAGTTCCAACAGCAATAATACGAGCACCATTTGAAAGAATAATATCATTATTAGTCCAACGCCTAGCAGTGTTAGGGCCCATGTCTCCAAAATTTTCTTTATATGTTTTACTATATGTGAGATGATATTTTATCCTTGATAAGAAGTTAATACTTTGACTTTGACTTTCTGAAATAATAACAATAAATAAATCTTCAGTATCTAATTTAAAAGCACACTTCCAAAGAGGGTATATAAGAGATACTGTTGTAGACTTAGCTGTTCCTCGAGGAGCCGCAATTAAAAGCCTTTTACGAGATTCATCTCTGAGGTGTTGATATAACTCATTATGAAAAGGGGGTATATCTTTATTTAATGCGGTTGGGAAACAAACTTTTCCAAAAAGACCTATACTATTCCTGAATTTCTTTAGTACTTGAAGTTTCTCGTATTGAGCTTCGTAGTTCTCCATTGTCCTTTTCTGTTGTTTCTGTTAATTTTATCTTTTGTTCTTCTTGGAGCACATCTGCAATAAGTTTCTTTGTACTAACACCTTCTATTTGACGAGTAGTTTTTATTGTATCCTTATCATCCATTCCATGTAGAGACATAAGTTTCTCAGTTGCTCTCATAAGATTACTAACATCTTCTTTTTTCTTAGCCATTGTAATTGCTTCTTCTAGAAGTTCCATTACATATTCTTTATCTTTGCCACTTTCTTTTAAAAGGACATCTAATTCTTCTCTTACCACGCTTTTAAACTCCTCTGTCCTGATGTTTCTTTTCCATCTCCTTCTTTGCTGAGGAGTTGTTTGACCCATAACGAGGTCAATAGCCAAATCTGCGTCAAAGTTTGTAGAAACATATGCGAGGGCGAGGTTTTTCCATTTATGTGATTTAGACTTAACTTCGAGTGCGGGCTTACCAGAGAGAGTCCATGGAGTACTTCTGCCCTCAGCATAAAATTTTTGTGTTTTATAGTTGGGGTTGTGCATAATATAGCCATATGGTGTTCTAACATAAAGAGTGGCTTCATTTCTATCGGATTCATAATTTTTTCTTTTTAGTACTTCTGCTATATACCCGTCATCTGATATGCAATAAGTCCCTTCTTCAGCTTCCTTCCAATGTTTAAAATCTATCCCTTTTTCTAGAGCTTCTATCTCTGAATATATAGGGTATGATTTTGCACCGGATTTATGATTTATTGTTATTTCGAACATTGTCTAAGTGTTGTTTCCATAACCTAGAATTTATCCAAACTAATACTAATACAAATGTTAAGCTAAGTTCAATCATTAATAATCCCTCCCAAATAGGTTTTCTTTTTTTTCTCGTTGCAATTCAATAAGTCTTGCTGTTAGGTAAACCATTCCATCTAAAAGCTCTTCTAATGTTTCTTCTTCGTAATCTCTTTTATCGTAAAGAGGTACTTCCTGCCCGTATTTTTTTCTACCTAAGTCAAGTCTTTCTTGGACTTTTTTTATAATAAGTTTATTTATACCCTTAGACATTCAAAGCTCTCTTAAACCACCCATACCAATATTTTTCTTGGTTATGCTTGGACACTACAATAGTAGCAAACTTTAAGACCCTATACGCTCTGAGTCTATCTGGCTCCAAGTTTTTAAGGGCTTTGAGCGTCTTAGGGCCGACTCTTCCATCGAGCTCCAATCCTGCTTTATACTTCCCATTAATAGCTCTTTGAAGAACTTTACCAGCACCAATAATGCCAAAATTAACGCACATATCAAAATATATATGTTGTAGGTCATGATGTATAAGATAAGCCTTTGAAGGTTTCCAATACTTGTTGTAGTAGATATCTTTTGCCTTATCTATAGTAAGGTTTTTAATATCTTCCTTTGGGAATGCTCTTTTAGATATACCATACTTTGTCTCCCCTCCCGGGTCTACAGGGTCATCTACATACCCTCCTTCTTTTTCAATGACATCCTCAATGATTTCATTAAAGTCCTCTGAATACATAGTCCACTCCTTGTTGTATTTTTAAATTTAGCCTTATTAATCCAGCTTGTGTACGAATATAGTTAACTTTTATCTTTAGAGTCAACAGGTTTGCCACTGCTGTCAACAATCTTAGGGGTTTGTTGTTTCTGAGCTTTTTTCTTAGCAAGCTCAGTGAGGTAATTAGTGAGTTCATCTGTATCTCCTTTATATTCTATATAAGATGCTATAAGCTGATACAATTCACTAACCTGCGCTTGTAATGAAGAGATAGCATTGCTATGCAATGACAATGCATAGTCCCTATCTTTATTGGATGGTTTAGTTTTGCCCGCTTTCATAGTTCCTCCTTTTGTTGTTAGGTACCTTACTTAGTTACCTAAGCTAAGTTACTTTTAAAAACCTTTATTAATTCAAACTTTATTAAGTTACTATACTTAGGTACCTTAGGTAGTTAGAATTTAAAGTAAGAACTATTTCGTGTCAACCCTTTTTTCCAGTTTTTCTGGTATTTTATGCTCATAACACCATTTAGAACCTAAGCCTAAGTCTTTATAGAGGTGCCTTTGTCCGTCAATAGTCCTTACTTCAATAAGTTTATTATAGGCATAGTAATTAACCTCAGTAATATAGGGGCTTTTGGGAGTACTTTCATTTGATTTAGTACCTAATAGCGTTAAAAGTAACAATATTGCTAGTTTTTCCATAGGTGAAATTACAAAAAGTATCTGTAACTACAAGGGGGTTTTCTAAAATTTGCAGTAGAATGTGAGTGTGCAATATACACTCGCAGGTACCCCCTCGAAATTCACCCCATGGGGGGTGATTCTCGTTGAAACTTGACCTATATAATAGTTCAGTCCAGTGAAGTAGCTAACTACTCGCACTCACCTAGCAAGTAGCACAACTAATAGCCCAGCTATTAGACGCTTTACGCTTTGCGCTATTGCTGGCTCTGTGCTGTTCACTGGCCAGTCCTATCATGTAGGCGTGTGTAGTCTACTTTCGTAGACATACCACTTCACAAGTCTCTTCCTCACCTCACTCCCCCAGCTCTGCTACCGCAGACCCAAGTGGGGTTCATTCGAGGTACCTGCTTAATCCCGTACTTGCTATCAGCAACGGATTTTCCTTGCTATAACCATTAATGATATAGGAGTATATTATGAGTTTAACTGGAACTATTACCAATACATTTGCTGGTTCTCGCAAGGGAAGTAAGTGGGTTTTTAAGCTTGATGAGAATGAGCAGAGAATTGCTACTAACTCTTTAAAGCTTACTGTTAGTGATGACCAAGAGTTACCAGCTGTTTTAACTGCAGAGAGAATTGCTAATGCTAGTAAGCAGTTAAATAACCTTAAATTCATCGCTGGTTCTGATTACCGTAAAGCCAGTGAAGAAACTCACTTCGAGGAGAGTCAGCAGATATCTGCAACTTATAAGCCTCTCCCGAAGAAGATTAGTTTCTAGAGGTTTTAGCCCCCTTAGTCCTTACAAGGATTGAGGGGGTTATAGGGTTTCATCCCCTAAAAGAAATAAAAGTAAGGCAGTCAGGAGGTTGCACAGTAATGGAGACAACATCAGTGCATACCGTTTCCTACCTACCTCGACCTAAGTGTCCTTACTTTTATTTTTTTATTAAGGTTACATAGTAATTAACAAAACAATGGAGTAAATAATGATTGATACATTAATGCCAATAGCAATGTTAGTAGCAGTAATATTAATCTTTTGTCTTTTATGGACACTTAATATGTTAAGACAAGAGCTTGAACATAGTGAGACTAAGATTAAATTACTATACAGGCGAATTGAAGATGTAAATAATGAGATGTTTATGATTAAGGAAGAAAGAAACGAGTATCTTGATAAGTTAAGTGAAATCAAAAACAGATGAATAGTATACCGCCTTGGGGTAAAAAAGAATTAGTATTATGGCTAGTTAAAAAGAATCCTAATACACCCAAGAGCAAGTTTATAGCAATGAAAAAGAATCGTCTTTGGGCTATATTCTTTAGTCAGAGTAATTAAGAGATAGAAGTGGTTTTTAATCCTTGTGTGCAATTTTTATACAAAGATGACTATGAGATTGGCGTTTCATTATTCCAAACTAACTAACCTATCTCTTATATTTTTATATAGGTCTCGAGACCAATAGAGTGGATACTGAAATAAAATCAGGGCGTGATGAACATGCGTGTGAAGCGTAAAACATTGAAACCATGGTTTTCCTTGGTTTATATCCACTCTTTTATAAAGGGAGTATAGTTTTGATTGTTCTATGCTCCCTAAAGTTTAATTTTTTATTTACCCTAAGTAATGCAAGAGCATTACCTCTATAAGAGTAAATAACATCCCTAAAAAAGGAGGTAACATGAGCAGAGTAGAGGAAGCTATCGATACATTGATACAACAACTTGAAAACGCAGGTTACGAAACAAAAGACGCTATCAAAAAGGTAAACGAAGACCTTGATGGTGCTAAAGCAGAAATACAAGCTTATAATGACTGGGTTCAAGATAGAATCGAGTTGTATTTGGAAGTATGAATTACGCTTTAATTGAATGTATTACCTTTCATCGCAAGATACAAAAAGGAGAATACAAAGGAGACAATACATATAAGAATAATCTTATCGGCATCTATAAGAGTTACGAAGAAGCTGAGTTTATCCTGTCTAAAGCTAAAAAGCATTTAGTCGCAAAGGATGCAGTTAAGAGTATTGAGTATGATATTGTGAAGACAGATAAACAGGTAACAACAAGCAAGGTTGGTAATTATATCAATCGTAATAAACAGGAGGTTAGTAATGGCTAACAACAATCCAGTAGTAATAAGATACATGGCGTATCACACAGGTGGAGTACCAAAGACTGTAGAGGCATCTACCCCAGCAGAGATTGCTGAAAAAGAAGGATTTGGCATTGACGATAATCAAGTAGCGATTTTCGTTGGTGGTAAATCTGCAACTGCAAACACTCGATTAAAAGAGGGTCAGGTTGTATCTTTTCAGAAAGCTCGCCAAGAGTCTGGTAATAAATAACCTGTTACACCCCCCTAAGCAATTAGGGGGGTTTAATTTTTTTCTAATTTAAAAGGAGTTAAACATGAAAATAACACACGAAAGATTAAATATTGATTCAACAATATTATGTCCGATATCTGTTACAAAAAAAAGTGCAACAACAATGCTTAACAGATTCTTTAATTTAAATGAAGACGAATCTTTTTGGGAAACATTTCTAAATGATTATGAGTTGTTTTATGATTATGACCATAAAAGTTTCTTTTATATCGTAAGAAATGCAAGACTAAGGTTGCGTAAATATTTTTATATGCCACCTATATATGTAAAGCTTAATTTACTACAAAAAGAACAATTTGGAAGCTTAGAGCCTCAACATATTAGATATCTTCAAAAGCTTGATTATTATAGCAATACAATAAATGAAGATGATTCAAAATCTTATGAATTTGATAATGAATTTTCATTTATGTCAGCTTATCATCCTCATGTAGATAGCAATGCTTGCGCATGTTATGGTAGATGGGCTACTCAAATACAAGAAGTATATAACGAAGGTTTGGTTTATCCATTTATGGAAACTATTAGAGCTTATTTAAATGACTATAATGGTAGAAGTACATTTTACAGTATAGACCCTTATGCTTTTGATGATAAACATACTTTTCAAATGCTAAATTTTGGTACCTATAAAGAAGATTGGCAATCTATAAACACTAATATGGAATTTATTTATGGCACTCAATGGTTAATGGATTTTTGTGAATATAAAAATCTTAACTATGATATGTATTATAAAATATTTCTCTATTATCAAAATAATGATGTAAGAATGTTTGATAATGCTGACCAATTAAATAGCATATTGTTTAATGATGTATTAAGTCAATACTTAACTGATTACAGTGAATATATTCATTACAAATACGACATGACAGAAGAAGAATGGACTGTTTACAGAGAGTTTAAAGAATGGCTTAAGCCTTATACTCAAGAAGGAATAAACAAGTGGTTAACTGAATTTATTCTTAATCATTATGAATCTCCTATTAAAAATGGAGATATTAAGGTAATACAGTATGCAATAGGAACTAGTATATACAAATTAAACAACATGGAGCATCTTTGGGATAAATTAAAACCCATATTAGAAAGATATTCTGCTATAAGTGTTATTAATAGCTTGAGCAATGTTTTACTTAATGATGATACTAGAGGATATGGAAGACGAAGAGAAGCCAATCTGTTTTTATTATTATCTACCAACATTAAACCCAGTCAAATCTATGAATCATATATTAAATGGGCTGAATATAAGATTGGTAATGATAATACATCGTTTTTGATGGAGAATTACATCAATATATCTAATACATCTAGAATGCAAAGTCAAGGTTCTTTTGTAAATACCGATATGGAATTAAAGACTATAAATTATGATATTGATTGGGAAGGTATACAGATAGAAGGTTTTAGGCACACATGGATTAATAACTCTAAAGAGCATTGGAAACAGATATTAGGATTAAAATTAGTTAGAGAGCTAAATCGTTATTGTAATAATATAGTTGAAGACAATGATATAACCATTAGCAATAGTGATAAAAAATATCTTTTAGAAATAATGCTTAATAGAGAAGAAGTGGTTGAAACAACAAGTGTTAAAAAACCTAAAACAGAAGATATAATTAGACTTGGACTTGTATCAATGCTTAAATACCATAATCTAGGCTTAACAGCTGATGTTTACCATGAGTTAGTTGATTTCTTATCAAAACAAAACACTGAATATAGTACAAATGAGTTAGTAACATTAATGTCAGGAATTGTAAATAATGACCAAAATAATCTAGAACAAAAAAGAGAAAATATGATAGATATGATATACATAGCAATACCAGATTTTCCAAAAAAGCTAGATGATTTTCACGATTATACAATGAAATCTTGGGCAATAATACTAAAAAATGCATTTGCACACTATAAAACAAATATAACAAATAAAATAAAGGAGTTAAACAATGTACTTAACAATACCTCTAGAGATATATCTCAAACTGAACTATTTTCTTAAACAATTTCCAACAACAGAATGGTCAGGGCCAGCATGGTATAAGCCTCATTATAGAAAAGGAGAGAAATTTCCTAAAGGCTTTACCCTTGTTCACTTTCACCCTGTTGATTTAGGACATGGTACAGCAACAACAATAGAAGCTGAAGATACTGCAAAAATACTTCAGAAAACTTGGAAAGATTATCCAGAAACAGAAAAATGTATGATGGGAATTATACATTCTCACCATAATATGGGTGCGTTCTTTAGTGGAACGGATAAAAACTGTTTAAAAGATAATGCTCCAATACAAAACTTTTATTGTTCAACAGTTGTAGCAAGTAAAAAAGAAAAGTTCGCATTTGCTATTAGCTATCAAGACCAATACGGTAAAACGCATTTAATAGAATCTAAATCAGAAGATATTAACATGCAAATGCCTAATAAAAGCAAAGAACAAGATAAATGGGCTAGAATAGCTAAGAAAATAAAAGATGATAAAAAAGCAACTACTGTTACCAACTGGTATGACAAAGGAGGCAGTCTTAATCAAGGCAATCTCTTTCCCATACAAAATAGACCCAGTCAATTCGGTAGTTACTATACTAATAATTTTAGTATTAATGCTTATGATGAATACGATACTGTTATAACTGGTCAAGAAAAAATCATAGATAAACACAGAAAAGATTCTATGACAGCTGATGACCCTGATTCTGCTTATATATCAAGTTTATATAAAAGTATGAATGCAGGAGAAATAGACCAATTATTAGTAGAAGAAGAACTTGAGCTAATGAATCTAAATCCAGCAATAGTAATAGATGAAATAGGTAAGGAGGACAAAGATGAATCAAAAGCATCTGCGTAATAAAGACCTTATACCACAAGAAAAGCTCAACGATGTAACAGTCGTTGGGCTAGGTGGTATAGGTAGTAGTGTTATTATGTTATTAGCAACTATGGGCTTTAAGTTTATAAGAGGCTATGATAATGATAACATGGAAGAGCATAATTTTGGCACTACATTATATCCAGAAATATGGTATAATGAGGTTGATAATTCTAAGGCTTCAATGGCTGAAAAAATTATCAAAAGCTACGGAAGTAGTAATGTTGAAATAGACATGCAACAAACTTTGTTTACAGGAGAAGGTCAAGTACTTTCTCCTAAGACAATAGTTTGTACAGATAGTATGAGCAGTAGAAAGTTAGTATATAACAAGTGGCTTGAAAGAGAAGATAGAGAAGTGTTTATAGACCTTAGGATGGATGCACTTTCTATGAGCTGTGTAACAGCAACGCAAGGACTTGATAAATATCAAGATTACTGGTTTCCTAATGGAGAGAGTGGGCAAGAAGCTCCCTGTACTATGAAACATACAATATTCTGTGCAAACCTAATTAGTGGTATTGGTGTGAATCAACTGTTTAATTACTTGACAGGGAGACCTTTTTATGGCTATATTTGGCAAGGTCTTTCGCCTTTAGTAATAAAGACAGAAGACTTCAATAGTGGAGAAGTAAATAACACAAACAATATAACTGAGGAGAATGCGTATGCAAATACAAACTCGTACAGTTACAACTAATTGGAACGAACAACCTGCGGGGCTGACTTGGTATTTTATAGGTCAGCCCAAAACAGGTAAAACCACAGCGGCCGCTAACTGGTCTGCAAAAGGTGCTAAAGGTGTCTTAATGATAGATACTGACCTTGGTGCAGACTTTGTTGACGGTGCTAATGTTGTAACAGTTACATCACTTAACCCACCTTTTACAGGAGAAGGGGATGATAGAAAAATGATACCCCCTCTTGAACGAGGATTTTACCATAGAGTTGGCCCTAAAAGAGGCGAACCAATGGAGGTTTATTCTTTATTCGAGGTATATACTTGGATAAAAGATAATTGGAAATCTCTAGGCTATGAAAGCTTGGTAATAGACACAATAGATACTATTAACGAATGGATACAGGAAGCTGTATGCGAAGAGTTAGGTATAAGTGCAATGGGTCAAGGAGAATGGGGAGCTGATTGGGGTAAAGCAAGGAAGAAAAATGTGGACATAGTTAAGAGATTACAAACTCTAATGAAAGCACATGGCTCTAACTTAATACTCACTTCCCATAGTAAACAATCCCAAATGAATGATGGCAAAGTGCAATTAAGTCCTGAATTACCAAGAGGTCTTGGATATGCGCTATGTGCTAAAGCCGATGTAATAGGATACTCAACCGTAGTTAAAGATGAATTGATACCAAAAGTATCTTTTCAAGCTTATGACGAAAGAACAGTTGGCTCTAGACTTAAGCCATTAAATGGGCTTGTTCTGCCTTTTACATATACTGATGTAAATAAGGCAATAACCGAATACAAAGAAGATGAAGGAGAAAGCTAATGGCGTTATTACAATCAAGTAGTAATACAAAAATGAATAGTGATTTTACTGGTTATTTTGAAGCTGGTATAGAAAGAGTCGAAGATAAGAGCGGTCAATATGACTGGGCTGATTGTTGGCTTGATGTACACTTTAAAATAAAAAATAGTAAATACCCACAAGTTCATTCTATCAAAGGTTCTTATGAAAAGAATCCTGACGGGACAGTAAGTATTAATAGAGTAGTTAGACAGTTTAACTACTTAAAAGATGCTATCGGTTTCGAAGGTGGAATCAATACTGAAGGAGACTGGGAAATGGCTAATGGTGAAAAAATAGACAGTATAGAGTCTACTTTAAACAGCTATATTTCAGAAATGAACGGTAGTGATAATCCTTTGCTAGAACCGCCTCATAACTACCTAATATATGTTTATAGAGAAGCACCAAAAAAACAAGGTGATAAAACATATAAAAGGGTGTTGGGTAAAATAGTCGATAATGATAATGCAGGTAGAAGTGACTTAGAAAGTTATGTAACCTACATGAAACAAAAAGGCTATTTAAAGGAAGCGTCTGAAAACGACATCCCTTCCACACCAACTCAACCTCAAAGCGATATGCCATTTTAATGGAGCTTTATGTTGAAGTAGCTATAGGGAGCCCCCACCAAAGGGGGCTTCTTATGACTTTAGGTAAATATGAAAAAAATATGTCTGAGTTTTTAGAGCGGGGACAATACATACCCATATACAGGTCTCATTATCTATATGATAAAGATGCTTATCTATTTGTACAAGATAACAAATCACTAAAAGACTACACGGGTAAAAGGTATGTTGATAATATACTTATTGATATTGACCGCAAAGATGATAGTGACGATAGAGTATTAGAAAAAGCTAAGCTTGCTGTAAATGAACTTAATTCAATGGGACTAAAAGATGGTAATTATAGTATCTTTTATAGTGGTACAGGTTACCATATATTAGTTTCTGCTGATTGTTTTGACTTTACACCAAGTGAACAGTTACCTTATATAGTAAAACAAACAATGACACAGCTATTTACTACAGTTAATATAGACCCTGCTGTGTATATGAGAACTTCTATATATAGAGAACAAGCTACTAAAAATGCTAAATCAAACTTGTTTAAAACAAAGCTATTAACACAAGGTTTTATGCAATTAACTTTTGATAAAATAAAAAAGCTTGCATCAAAACCTTCAAATATAGACTGGAAAGAAACTCTTTGGGGTGATGGCAGTTTAGAAGACAAAGTAAAGACTAATGTAGAGACTGTTCGTTCTTTTAAAGCTGTACAAGAACCTACAAAAGTTGCACCTTGTGTTCAACAAATGTTTGCTGAAGGCCCTAATGAAGGCAATAGAAATAATGTTATATTGCGTATGGCTTCGCATTTTAGACGAAATGGTATACCCTCTGATGCTACAAAAGCATCCTTACTACACTGGAACAATAATCAACTCCGTGAAGAGATTGTATTAGAAAAAGTAGAAAGTGTATACAATAACGGGTATCAATACGGTTGTCAAGATGTTGAAATGAAAGCTAGATGTAAAACGCATTGTATACATTATAAAAAGAAAGACTATGACATAGAAGTTAAAGACTTTCAACAACTACAAAAAAGACTAGAAGAAAGAATGTCAACTGACTTTAGTGGGAAAACAATAAATTTATCAAAGATATTTGGGTTACCAGATGTTGATTGTACAATTTATCCCGGTGAGTTAGTTACTATATTTGGGCCTACTGGCGCAGGTAAAACTACTGTTGCTCAAAACATTATCTTAGGGTATAATTCTGCTCAAGACAGAATAGACCAAGATTCACAACTAAATACTTTGTATTTAAGTTTAGAATTGAGTGATTGGTATATGCATAAAAGGCATATTCAAATAGTCGCTGATGTAGATAAACAACAAGTCGAAGGAGATGTTTCTAAAATAGCAGAAGACCACAAAGACTTACTAGACCATGTTGTTATACAAACTGTTCAACCAACCTTAGATAGTATTCAAACAAAAATAAGAGAACTAGACCCTCAGGTTGTTGTGATAGATTATATAGACTTAATAGACCCGGGCCCTACAAAGCGTGGAGAGTACGAAGCTATTAGATATATTAGTCATTCACTTAGTAATATGGCAGTTAATAACGACATTATTATTATACAGCTATCACAAGTAGCTAGAGAATATAGTAAAAATGATGTTCTTGATTTATATGCTGGTAAGGGTAGTGGTGCTATAGAAAATGCATCTCGTAAGGTATTAGGTATTAATGGGCAAGCAAAAGACCCTGTTAAATATCTATCCTTATTTAAAAACAGTGATGGTGAACTTTTTAGTGATATTCCACTAAGATGGAGACCTTCATTTAGACTAAGGAGAGATTATGAATGATGTAATCTACAAAAAGAAAGAAACAGCTAAGGAAATAGTTGGAGAGTATATGGATGTTATCATGGAGTTATCAATAGTTGATGCTGATGATAGAGAACAATGCACAAAACTAGAACTAAAGCGTGATTCTTTACAAACAAAAATGAAAGATAAAGTCAAAGGTATTGACTATTTTTCACAAAACATAACGCAAAGAGACTATTTATTAAGTGCAGAAATAGAAGCTCATAAAGATGAAATAGAAAGATTAAGGACTAGACAAAAAGCCTTAACAGCTACTAATGATTACTTAAATAAAATACTCTTGCCTATGTTAATTGAAGAACTTGGTGATAATAATGGTGTATTAGAAACAGATACAGCTAGGTATAAACTATATGAAACATACGGAAGTGTGATAGTTACAGACCAAGATAAAGTTCCTAATGACTTTATAAAAACCAAGATAACTCAAACAATAGACAAAGCTAAAGCAAGAAAGGTATGTATGCAACTTCATAGAGAAAATACAGAATTACCTGACGGCTTAAGTATAACCAAAGTCAAAAGAGTAAAACGGTCTTGATACGAAAGTATTTAATAGACCTTAACTGGACAGAGGCAGGGTTTCTTATAGATTTCTTATACTTTTTTAGTATAGGAGCTATATTATACAATGCCCCTGCCAGTTATGACTCAAACAAAGAAACAAACTATATATTAGTTCAGTTTAGATTTTGGATAATAACAACAAACCTAGAACTAGGAGTTCAAATATGAAATTACTGTATAACCCATTTAAGAAAAAAAATACTAATAATTCTATATGGAATAGACTTAGGCAATTAAGTTCTTTTACATGGGAAAATAAAGTAAAAATAGATAAATTATCATCTATAATTAATGAAATGCAGTTGATTATAGAAAGTCTTACTAAACCTAAAAAAAGAGGAAGACCTAAGAAAAATGCATAGTTTACCCATAGGTGGAGACCAAGTTGATTACAAATGCACAGAGTGCTGGAATGATTCTTTAATTTGGGAAGAATATGGGAATAGTAAGTCTGATGAATCAGAGCTTGGTACTTTTTGTGAAAAGTGCGAAGATGTTAAATTACCAGACGAACTATAAATAACTAAACTCGGGGGCTCCGACTTCTCCACATACCAATGCCTACACGCATAGGAGTCCCCATTATTTTGGAGAAAAAATGTCAAACCTTAAAGATTTAAAAGACCTTGATAAAACTGCAAGGACATTAATAAAACAATTTGATGGCACTATAGATAGTGATGGTGACTTTGAATTAAGAAATACAAATAGAATAGACATAGCGCAAATAAAAGCAGAAGAATATCTAGATAAAAAACAAATACCATATAAAAATATAGGATTTGATAGTAAAGAAGATAGAATACCTTCTAATATATGGTTTAATATGCCAGAGTTTTTAAGATGTATGCCTGATATGTTTGTATTTGTAAATAATACTTTTCATTTTTTAGAAATAAAAGGATGTAGAGATTCAGTTAAGTTTAAAATAGATGATTTACATCAATATAATTTATGGAATGGTATAGCTCCTGTATTAATGTTTATATATTCTACTAAATTAGATAAAAATTACTTATTGAATTTAGACTTAATATGGGATAACTTACATAATGGTACTTGGGGAAGGTATAATGACAATAATAAGTTATATATAGATATACCCTGTAGTACATTAAATAATTACGAAAGAGAGTAATGAATAAACAAGACTTTAAAAAAGTACTAGTACCTGTACATGGTACCCATTGGCAAAAGGCTTATAAAAAGCTATTGCGTAAGATAAGTGCATTAAAGTCTAGTTTAAAAAGAAGAGCGATAGAATCAGGCACTAAGTTTGATATAGAGCTAATTGAGATAAAACAAATGTTTCTAGATATTTATGGTAATGATTGTAAATATTGCCCTAAAAAGCTTAATTATAGAAACATAGCTTGTGACCATATAATACCATTAGTTAAAGGAGGAGATAGTTTAATTAAAAACCTGCAACTAATATGTAAAACATGCAACACAAGAAAAGGGCCACTTAATGAAGATGATTTTAGTTTACTAGTTCATTTAGTAATGGAATTACCTGAAGAATTAAGTAGCTATGTAATGCGTAAACTAGCCAAAGGAGGCAGATACTAATGAGAGTAAAAACACAAAACCCAATTAAACTTCAAACAAAACAAAGAGGATGGAATTATGATAAAAGATACACAATGAAAAATGTAAGTAATACAGAACTATTAAAATTCTATCTAATTATGATATCTAACGGCCAATTAGAACTTGGTTCAGCTGGCTATAAAAGAATGTGTGAGATATTGCAAAAAGTAATAGTAGATGAAATAAAAGTTAAAAGAGTAAGTTATCTAAGAAACTCTCCTGCAAGAAAGGAAGCATCAAGAATCATTGCAACTGCGAATACTTATATTAAAGAGTATGAGTCATTTATGAAAAAGATTGGCGCTCAAGCATGAATCAACCAAATGCTACAATTAAACTTAATCTTAGTGAGTTAAATGTACTTCTTAAATCTTTAAGAACAGCAGGGATGGATAAAAGTGATTTATTCTTGTTTATTGATAATACTATAAATAAGTTAGAAGCCATGAAGCAAGAGCAATTAGATAAAGATATACACGAAGTAACTAACGGTTTTTGTCAACCGGGAGTTAATTGTGAGTAAAAAAAACTTAGCCTTACTGCATTGTGCCAATTATAATAGAGGTAAATGCAGTGGGGTTTTGTTTGTTAGAAGTGAAAGTGGCAATCAAATAGGTCAAATAATTAACTCTGACTATGAACAAAAAGAATGTTTCATAGATAAGGGTTGTGAATATTACGATAAATGCGTAAGACCTATTATCGTTTAACTCCGTAGTCACTTAAGGGGGGATTATAGCTCTCTATCCCCCTTTCACTTTTAAAAAAATCTCATAGTACACCCATCAGATTTTAAAAAAAAACTTTTATTTATTCATTGTCTTTTAAATAACTATAACCAAGTAAACCTGAACTTGCTAAGCCTGCAATACCTGCCCCTGCTTGCACTCTATTCCTCATAAAGTAATTGTTGTACTGTGCAAAACCTTTTTGGTTTTTAGCATTTTTTACTATATTATCATGTTCTTTATATAACTTATTAATATTTACCCTATCTGTTTTAGCTAAGGGACTATAATTAGATAATATTTTTACTTGCTCTGCTTTTGTTGGGTCTAATTGTTTAGGTGTAGGCATAGCAAATCCACTATCTTTAATAGCTTTTCTTTGTGCTCTTCTAGCCATAATTTCTGCGTATGCATCTGTATTATCAGAACCCTGCAAAGACTCTTTTAGTAAATCATCTGCCTCATCGTATAGCTCTTGTATGTTTTTTTTAGCCTTAGGTATACTTATTTCTCTAGCTTTAGTTATATTAAGTGTACTTCTACCTTTAGTTTCTGCTGATAAACCAAATAAATCAGGCCTATCACTTGCTAACATTTTTATCTTAGTTGGGTCTTTTTTAGGATTAAATTTTATTAAACCTTTATATCCACCCCAATCATAATTAGGTTTACCCTTAGGAGACATAGATATATAAATATCATCACCAACCTGCGATGTATTAAAATCATTAAATATAGCTTTTACAGCTTTATAATTTCTATCCTTAGGTGTTTTTATATTATCCAATCTTTGTAATCCATTATATACCCTTCTGTCAAATTGTATCATTCTTAATACATCACTATGGGGTACATTTTTATATACCGCAAATTGATTATATAAAGTAGGGGTTTTTTGAAACCCTATACCAAGCATTTTTAAGTCTTGTCCACTAAAATCATCAAGCACATTATACTTGTTTTTCATATCAACTAAAACGCCTTTGGCTGTACCACCTTCTCTGTTTATAAATCTATTTATACCTTTATATGGTGATTTACCTGTGTACATATATGTATTTCTATAATCATTAGTAAGTTTAGCAAACACTTTTTTATCGGCATTTTTTATTAAGCCTCTAGCTTTGGTATAACTTATTTCATCTCTTTTAAACATATCTATAGCTTCTTTTTTAACTATTTTAGATTGTTGATATATATCACTGCTAACTTTAGATACACCAGTTTTTCTATATGCAAAAGATTGTGATGGACTTAATGATTGTTGAGCCATTCTTGCAGTGCCTTTAATCCCTTCTTTGCTTGCTAAAAATGCTTTACCTACTCCTCCTACTCCTTTACCATAAAAACCCTGAAGAAAGTTATTCATGCTTGATACAAACAAATTTCTAGCTCTACCTCCACCAAATAATATTGCTCTACTAGCTAATCTTGCACTTGGTACAGCAATACTTGCTACTGTTGCAAGTTTTAATAAGTTATCTGCAAATTCATTATTATCTTTTTGTTCAGCCATTACATTATTCCAGAAAATAAATCAGATGCTTTAGCTCCGGGAGGAGACCAAGATTCTTCACCCTTTTCTTCCTTTTCCTTTTCCTTTACACTTAGTCTCTTTGCACTTACTACTGGTATACCCGTTAACTTGTCTATACCATAATAAGGATTATCTGTTAAACCACCCGGGCCAACAAGGTCTCTTGCTAATCTTCCAAATGGAAACATTGTCCAAGCGTAATAATTGCCCATCTTTTCCCAATCATCATTAATAAAACCATTAAGTATAGGCCCTGATAACCTAAATGATGGAGGCGTAATAAGTTGTAATGGAGCAAGAGCAGTTGGGTAAGAACCAAAAAAAGCTCTGTCTCTTTCTTTTTCATTTCCAAATACCCAATCAGATAAATCTTGGAACCAAGCATATGGTTGTGGCATTTGTGAGCCAAATAATGAATACATAAACATTGAACCAAGTGCTAAAGATACCATATCGGCCATCATAAGCCTTTTAAAGCGCTCATATTGCTGACTATTTGGGTCTACACCATAGATACTAGCTTCTTTTAAAATCTTATTTCTAAATCTTACACTATTCCAAGCCCATAATTGAAACCTAGTCATCACCTTACCCATAGCAGTACCTGCAAATAAAGGCCTAAATGGAACGCTATATAAAAATTGAGTAGCCTTAACCCCTCTTTTACCAAGTTCTATTAAGAAAGGATGGTCTCTTTCAAGTATTCTACCGCCAAGTTTATTTTTTGCTTGTATATAATGAGCTATAAATGAATCTCTACGCAATGCTCTTTCTGGCATTGACATAAATTTACCAGCTACATCCATCATTCCTTGACTTATTCCGTGCTTTTTACCTAAGTCTCTAAATTTAACATCAGGTAAATCAGGGTCTTTCTTAACAGCTTGTTTAAAGTCTTTTAAGAAGGAATTAAATTTAGCTCCAGTTAACCTTGGGTTGGCACCTATTTCACGAATTATAAATTCTTCAATGATGCCTAGCTCTCTAACCCAAGTATTAACATCGTTCCAAGTTTTAAATTTGCTATCAATATTCCTTCTTAAAAAATCTAAATCTTTAGCTTTTCTAAAATTATTCCACCCTGCATTAACAACAGTCATTTGTGTACCGCCTAAATAGTTACCAACACTTGACTTAGGGTGAGCAAGTAATGTAGCTAATGAATACTTAGCTTCTGCATTACCTATATTTATTACAGTTTGTGCATCTATGCGACCTAAGTCTTTTAACTCAGGTGGTAAATCTTTACCTACTAAATTTAACTTTTTAGCTATTTTATCAAACCTTTGTGCTACCATATTATCAGCAAAAGCACTATAAAGTGTGCCTTTAATGTTCATATTCTTGTTTTCATATAATTGAGTAGGTATAATACTAGGGAATCCTAAAGCTTGTTGACTGTAAAGTTTAAAAAAGTTCATCCAATTACTTTTTAATTCTGCAGGCATATCTCTATGTTTATCAGCAAACTTGACTATAGTTTCTCTAGCCATAAGCTGACCCACTTGTCTATATAACATTCTGTTAATACTATTACTATATTCAAGATAAGCTTCTGGGCTTAAATTCCAACCATCAATATGATTTTCTCTTGAGAACTGACTGCCTATTTTACCTGTGTTTTCAAACCAAGTTATTTGCTCTTTTAAATCTTTTTTACCTTGATATTTAACAATAGCATCTGTTACAGTTTCCCATGCTTCATTTTGTACATCCATTTCTACAAAATCACCACTAAGTTGTTTAGTTTGCATATAAACCTTAGCAATCTTTTCTTTCTTTTCAGCTTCGGGTAGGTTGCTTTCCCAAATCATTTTAATCTTTTTTCTTAAATCACCTGTAACAATTCCTCTTTCAAACATTTTAGATACATGCGGGAAATAACCAAACAGTGCTTTCTTGTCTTTTACATATCCTTCAAAACCTAATTTACCCGTGCTTTGTAATGGCATTCTTGTTAATGCAGAGCTAGCTCCATTTCTTAAGGTTTTTCTTATTGGATTTTTATCTCCAGCTTGTCTTTCTGCGTTTCTTAATTGTTGTATCTGAAAGCTTAATATAATTTTACGCATACCATCTATGCCAATTTTATCCTCAGGCATAGCTTTACCATGTTTCATATGGTCTAAGAAAAAATCAATTACCTTTTTTCTATTAAAAAGGGGTATTTCTGTTTTATATCTATTCCCACTTGCATCAACACCTTCTATGTATTCTACATTTCCTCTACCATCTTTATTAGCAAAACTATTTACAAAGTCTACATCTCCTGTTAGCTTAACCCAGTTTTCTTGGTTTTTAACTGCTACTAAATCTTGTATTTCTCTAACAACTTCAAATGCAGGTTTTCTTTCACCGCCTACCATAGTTAGTAATTTTTCTCTGTTTTTATCCCATTCTACTTTTTCAGTCCATTCTTTTAGCCTGTTTTCATATGTTTGTGCGTAACTTTCTGATATAGCGTCTCCATCTTTAGCTCTTTGTCTTAATCTTGGTATTTCAAACTTTGCTTCTGCATCAGCCATAGCATACCACCATAAGTTTTCACCTAATTCAGTATTCATGTACTTTTCAGTAGCTTCACCCCATTTACGCTCTTCTCTTTGGCCTTGCATAGTACCAAGTTCTTGAGATAAATATATATGATTTTGTATTTCACCCATCCATCCTTGAGCTGATTTAGATTTACCCGTAACCCAATTACCGTATTTATCTTTAAATATAGTCTCTGAATCATTCCACTCTATTTCATGTCTCATTATGTCTCTTTCAATAGCCTCAGGAAACATATGATAAAATCTTTTAGCTAATTTAGGAAATTTACCCTCTACTTTTGCAAAAGTTCTTTGAAACCAAGTACCATCTCTATGGCTTTTAAATATGTTATTTACAATTTTCCAATCAGTAGCGTTCATTACATTGATATCTTTATTAATCATATCTCTTACAATGTAATTTAAATTTTCTGCAGTTTTAGGGCCATAATAGTCTATATGGTCTCTTAATTCATTATACACCTTTACCATTGATTTATTTAATTTACCCTCTTTAAGGCCTTTAAATGGGGCGTATTCGTCTAAATATTTATTAGTCTTTGAACTATAGTCTCTAGAATTAATAGCTAAACCCTGTGTTCTTTTACCGTCTTTATCAAACAATGGTTGTTTTTGAAATTCTGCTTCAAAATTATCTACTATTTTATCAGCTGACTCTATAGGTAGTTTATCAGGTTTCATTTTATTAAATGCTTCATCCATGATATCAAGCTGTCTGCGTATTATATAATCACTCACTTCTTTAGATGCAAACCCAACCTTACTAAATTTAGTATTGTTTAACATCTTTTTTCTAGCTTCTAGATATCTTAATGCTTGGTTCTTTGACTTACCCGCAGGCATTTTATTTATACCTGTTTCTAGCTTTTTAACAAAAGCAGGGTCTCCTTTTTGCCAACTACTAATAAGTAAAGCATCGTAAAGGTCTTGCCAAGCCTGTGGTTTTCCTTGTTTATCCATAGCAATCATACTATCTACCTGTATTTGGTCAAGCTCTGCAGATGTTTTTTCACCAGCGCTAGTTCTTTCTATTTCTAAAAGCCTGTTTTTTTCTGCATCAGATAAGTCCATTCTTTCAAGCTCGTCTACGGCTTGTCTTTCCTTGTCTAGTCTGCTTTTTATATTAGCTTTTTCTTCAGCAAGTCTAGCTATATTACTAAATTCTTCTTTACTTATTGCGTCTTTACGCCACACTTCATTTATAAGTTTTATACTACTAGCGTCACCCATATCTTCAGAAACATATTCAGATGCTTGACGAACTAGATTGTCAATAACACTAGCTTTATCACTTCTGCTTTTTAGCATCTCAGGTAGCATTTTATTAATATCAGATTGAGTGAGGTTTTTATTTAAATCAAGTCTTTTATTGTAGTCTTTTTGCAATGATAAAAAATCATTTACATAATCCCTTCTTTTGTCTCTAGTAGTAGGAAAAAATAAATCATTATGAGGATTACTATTATACAAACTTCTAATTTTTGACAAGAATAAGTCAGGATTACTCGTTATTAGTCTATTGTACTCAACATCATTATCTATCATTCTAGACCTAGCTTCATAATCCCATAGTTTATTACCTCTTACTATTTGTATAGGTCTTTGCATACCAACTACTAAACTTTGTCTTCCAAGTACATCTTTAATCTCTGTATACTCAGGCGTTTTTAAAGTTTCGTTTAAATCTCTATACCAAGTATCTAGTTTACCCTGCTCTACTCTATGTAAAAATGAATCAGTCCAATCAATAGGTGTAACTAGCTTAGCAACTTTACCATAAAAAGTAATATCTGTTCTTTTGTTTTTACCAACGGGTGGAAGATTCTCACTCTGAACCATTCTATCTTTAAACTCAGGGTATGTATACATTCTATGAGTTCTTAAATTTCTACCAAACCCTGCGCTATTTATACCACTCATGATACTTAATATCATTTTACGCTTTTGATTTGCTTGCACATCTTCATTTTTAAATTTCCAATAACCTTTGCCTTCTTTTTTAGGATAAAACATAGTTACATCAAATAAACTTTCATAAACCCTGTCAAAGAAAACTTCCATATTCTTTAATCCTGCTTCATCCATAGGGTCAGATGCTAAAGCAACACTAGCTCTAGCTCTTTTTCTAAATTCTGCTAAATCTTTTTGACTTGTTTTAGGAGTTATAATTCCAAAATTACCTCTGCCTAAATCTATTTTAAGCTCTTTTAAATTGTTAGCTTCTAAATGACTGCGGATATGATTATAAGTAGCAAGTACTGTTGCTCTATTTACAACAGCAGGGCCCAACATAGCTCTTCCCTCATAAGCGCCTTTACTAGCCTGCATTCTCATAAGAGGACTATATCTTAAAGTAGGGCTTTTAATCCTTTTTAATGTTTCTGGATTACTCTCAGCAAACATTTTTCTCATATCATCAGGTTTATTAAAACTTACTACAGGGTTTCCATCTTTATCTTTAGTGTAAAATTCTTCTTTTTGTTTCCCGTAAGCATCTCTCCAGTCTTTTCTAAAACCACTTTTTTCTCCACCAAAAAATATAGTGGCCTTATCACCGTCTAAATCAGCCCCTCCCAAAGCTTCCATTGTTCTTGGATGTAGTATACTACCATAGCCTTTTCTACTTGTAAAACCAGCAAATGCGAGCTTATGAGCACCACTTAAAGAATCCATAGGAACTCGTACACCTACTCCTTCAAATATATTCTCATACATTTCTTTAGTGTTTTTATCCATTGTAGACTTTCTATCTACATACTCATTCCATAATTCGCCAAGTTTTCTTTGTTGACCATTATCCATATAGATTCTAGTCTCTCTATGTCCTTCATCTAAGAAAAATATGCTATCATTCTTTTCAAGTAATGTTAAATCACCATACTTGTTTTTAAGAGTTCTTACATAGGGGTCATACCCAGTCATCCTAGTAGCTACGCTATTTTTAATTCTTGGTTTAACTATTTGCGCCATAATATAGTTACGCATAGCTGATTGTCTATATTGATTTCCAACCTTGTGTAATAAAGGAATAAGCGAATTAGGCTTTAATTGAGTCATTCTTTCAAATGTACTAGTCCATTCCATAGCATCAAGTTTCATTAAATTAGCATCTCGACTACTTATTTCACCTTCTTCCATTAATTCAGATGTTACTTCTTCATTGATTTTTAAAATCTTTTTATAAGCCTTTATAGCAAATGATTCATTTTTAGTATTAGACATTAAGCTTAATAGTTTTTGTACACCAACATCTTCTATATTAGCTATTATCCTATCTTCTAATTTTTCATTCATTGGTTCAGCAAGTAATTTATCTGCTTCTTTATTCCAAAGCTCTTCACCTTTAAAAGAGCGCTCAGACACTTCATTAAAAATATTATCAATTACTTTTTGTTCTATTTTTTTAAATCCAAATGGTGTAAGATTACTCTGCATTTGTTTTGGAAGTCTTTGTGGCTTAGTATACTTTTCACTTGTTATCTCCGATGGAACAGTTCTAATATCTTGTATAGGTAAATCATGTAATACAGGCTTTGTTATAAAACTACCATCAGTATCTTTAAATCTTACTCTGCCATTATTCCAATCCCATTCTTGATAGTCTTTTCTTCCCCCGTATTGTTTAGCGGCCGATTCAGGTACAATCATATGAATACCTTCTTTGCGCATAGCATCTGCTAATTCTCTATGAGCACCTTTGAACTGATACTTCCCCAGCATAGCTCCATACTCAGGGTTTTTTGACACAATAAAAGACTTGTTAACATTACCACTGGTTGGTAACCCCATTTCTATATTATGAGCTTCTACTATTTCAGGAAGTACTACTATCTCACCGTCTACTGTATGAACATAATCACTAGCCTTACTATTAAGATTAGTTTCTTTTGATGGGTCTTTTATTATTACTGCTTTATATCCAGTATCTTCAATATCAAGTCCATGCCTAAACTTTAATTCTTTTTTAATATAATTAGGGTCAGATGGTAAACCATTAGTAAACCATATCTGACTTCTTTTATTAAAAGCTTTAGCGTCTTTTATCATGTTAGGTGCATTAAGTTTATTAAAGCTATTAACACTTAAATCAAGTCCATTCATACCAAGGTCATATAAAAGATTATTCAAATATGTAGTCTCAAAGACCTCTTTAGCCTCTGCTTCTTTCATTATACCTTTTGTAAATTTTACATATCTATCCTTTTCTAATCTATATTCTTTACTAGACTCTGGGTCTAGCTTTTTTAAACTAGATAGAAATTCCTTAACAATATCTTTTCTGCCATAGATAACTTCTTTACCATCTTTAAGTTTTAATTTCATACTAGATTTTAACTTAGGACTAGCTTTTACAAAATACAACCTCTCTGCATCACCTCTACCACCAAGATAATAATAACTTCTTTCATCCATTTGTTTAATACTACGAGTTATCATATCGTTGTATCGTTTTTCTGTTGTGTCTTGAATAAATCTTTTTTTAGTAGCTTCTATATCCTTTTTCTTACCAGTCCCAAATATTCCATCACCTTCCATCATTACTGCATCATATTCAACTTCTTGCTTAATATCTCGTTTCATTTGAGAAAAGCTTCTTTCAGAAAAATACTTACCATTATTTGGAACATTAGTTACAAAATGGTCAACTGCTACATAAACTGGTTCTTTTCTTACATCTGGCTCAACGCCTTTATTTTCTTCAGCAAATGCTCTAACATACTCGTCTTCTATTATTTTAGTAGGCTCTCTTAATTCTTTACTATTACCTGCTAAATTTATAGCCCTAGCTTCTAACTCAGGGTTTATTAATTGAACTTGAGAACTAGGTCTTTGGCCTTCTTCTTTTACTGTGTTAATATCTACAGCAATAGAACCAACTGCTACTGGCTTAGTATGCTTTCTAGCTTGACCCCATTTAACCCAAAATTGATATTCTGGAGTGTCGGGAACAATGCCTCTTTTGTATACAGTATTTAACCAATTTATCATTTCGCCTGCAGGATTAGGTCTTTCTGGAAGCGCTAATTGTTCTTGTACCGTATCGTTCCATTTTCTATTAACAGTTCTCCATATATTTTCCATTTCAGCTTTAGGGTCTGATAAACCCTTATATTGCTCTTCTAAATAGCTTTTGACATAATACTTAGTCTTTGTAAATAAAGCTTCATATGGGGTACTTATATCGGCTAATTCAGGGCTTGTTTCTCCATCATTGCCCCTATCTCTACTAACTGTAAGTTCTTCTTCGGGTCTTTTAATTCGCTCTACAGGTTCTCCTTCATATATCTCTTTAGCCATTCCTTCAGCTTCTTTAATTGCTTTTGACTTATTCATCAAGTCTCTAGCTACTATATATGATAAACCACCCCCTTGAGCTATTTCAGTCTCCACTATGTCTTTTACAACTTTACGACTTGCTCTATCTAAATCTTGCCAACCATCTACTATTTCAGGAACTTCAGTACCAATAGTGCCTGTTTCAGCATCCTTGTACTCAGTTTTCATTTTCTTTATATGGTCAAGTGCTCTTCTGTTTTTAACACTCATTTCATTGCTACCAAAAAAAGCACCTAATAAATAGTCGTATATTTGCTCTTCTGTAGTAGCTCCACGCTGTGTAGCAGGTAATCCTTGCATTAACGCACCAGCTATACCACGCAATGCTTTTTCATTTACTTGTTCTTTAGTTAATTCTTTTAAAGGAGTTCCGGGAATAACAGGTTTAGCTCCGGGTACTTTTACTAAATTACCAATAGCTCTAAATCCTGCGCCAAATATTGCACCACCAAACATAGAGTCAGCTACCGCACCTATTCCTTCTTGCCAAGAGCTTACACCGCTAGCAATACCTAGATTAACTGCACCTTCTACAGCGTCTCCAGTTGGTGTAGATAAAAACTTTGTAACAGTATTGACGGCATCAGACTTAGCATCTGTGCCACGCTTACCAAATTGCTTAGCTACTCTTCTTATACCTTTAGTAGCACTTCCTGCAACAAGCAAAGGAACAGATTTGCCTTTAGCTTGCATCATTAAGTTACCAATAGTTTTAGCCCCTGCTAACTTAACTATACTACCACCGGGTATATACCCTACAAAACCTGCAAGGTGACCTAAGCTTCTAGCTATTCTTTCCCATGATGTATCTGGTTGCCCTTCAGTTTTACCATGGTCAATATCAAGTGTAGTAAAGCCATGTATAAATCCTTTACCGGCTTGTGATAATAAACTACCAAAAGAAGTCTCTGCTAATTGTATATCAGGAGATTCTATTTTATAGTGATTTGCGTGGTCTCTGAGTAAGTTTGACTGGTCATAGTCAAATTTATCAGGTTGTTGTTTATACTGCTCTAGAAGTTGATT